CCCTGATGGGGCTGCTGAGAATGATCTCGCGCAATAACGCGTTCCATTGGAAGGTAAGCTTGATGTACGTGCGTAATAGATCTCGCAGTATGGCGGGGCCGCAAGGCCGCGCTATACGTCGTACTTGGGGTGGCAGTCCTAGGCAGTGGCACGTCACATTTGACGATGTCTCTGGCTACGTTGCCATGCAAGCGACGATGCAAGACGTGGTCGGGAATAAAACCGGCCAGAATTCCTGCATCCAAGAGGTCATTACGAGGAGCGGTGGTTACCTGACTTATTCGGCAACCGCTGGTTTCGTGCAGTACGAGATAACGAGTTGGCCTGTCGGCATAACTCATATCGGTACTGCTAGTCACCTCCCCATTACGGGGGCTCCTACACTAACCGAGAGTGCTACTGAGGTGGCTAGTCGGACTAATCCGTCTAAGCCATCCCTTGGCCTCCCTGTTAGTATCGCCGAGCTGAAAGATATTCCTAGGTTACTCTCTAAAGAGAAACCGAAATCCCGCGGCAATTCTGTCGTGGAATCGGAATTCGGTTGGCAGCCATTACTGAGAGATATCTCTGTTGCCTTCAATTTCCCTCAACTTGTTGAGTCGAGATTGAAGACCATTAGAGCTCTCTCCGTTGGGGCGATATCACGTAGTATACCAGTATTCTCGGGCTCCGCATATGCGGAAGAGAATTCGAACATTGTCATCAATAGTCAACCGTTGACGATTAACTCTCATCTGAGAACGATCGAAACAACCAAGAATATTCGTGGCACATGTAAATGGCAAGCTAACTTCGACGCTCCCTCCCTTACGGACAGGGAACTGTGGAAATTAGCTGCAAGGGTCGTAAGCGGTGTAGATTCCGCATACGCACTATCCGCAATCTGGGAACTTCTTCCCTGGTCGTGGTTAGTTGATTATTTCTCCAATGTCGGGGATCTTATATCCCTGACGAATAATGCCCTCGCATCCCCTATCGGCGGCGTATCCATATCTACGGTCACTACGACCAATAAGGTATGGTACTCCGACAATCTCGGGATGATGCCATTCAGATTCAAGCGAAGGACGTGGACTCGAGACATCGAGTACCCCGGCCTCTCCTTCCATATGCCCCTGCTGACGCATGGGCAATTGTCGATACTATCTAATCTCGCGAATAATAATCGCGTGAGGATAGTCCGCTAACTACGTGATGTAGTGAGCAGAAAGGAAACCTCCATGGCCCTCGGTGCCAACACCCTTGTCGTTCCTGTTAACTCTGTTAACAAGACGCTCAAGCGTATCAACCAGGATCAGTACTCGACCACGTACTACCTTCATGAAGCTTCCGAAGAGTTCACGGTTAATATCCGTCACTCCAAGGAATCTCCCCAGAAGGATGGTACTGTGTTCGATCGCCACAATGTGGAACTGATCCATACCGTCTTTGCGACGGGGTCCGACCCCGCGTATACCCGCGTCGTTTATATCGTCGCGCGTAATACGCGTAGCGATGACTATACCGAAGTCGGTTATGACATCGCTGCGGTGGCTGACATCATCAAGGCTTCCGGCAACATTGCCGATCTCCTTGCATGGGTCAGCTAACGGGTCCTCTTTGAGGACTGATCACTAGCTATCGCTAGCGGTTGGCTGTAGGGACGTGGGGCATAACTATGGAGATAGATATGCCTAAACGCCACGATGGCGGTTTCCTGAGCCGGTACCGTGCACTGTCATACGACATTGTACAGTACGATCCGACTCTCGCCGTGGATATGGAACGTGATATATCACGGATCATCTCCAACGTCGAACATAGGGGCCTTCAGACGATTCTGAAGGACCTTCCTGAGATTGCGAAAGTATTAGAATACTCGCTTTCCCAGGGTCGCCTCGATCGTTCTCATCTGCCTTTGATGAAGGCTTTTAAGAACGGTACTCCGATCCCTCGACTATTCAAGGGGTTGTGGTTGCGACTGTTCAACGTAGACGGATGCCTGAAGCAGGACATCGACCCGATTTATATCTTCTTCCTCGAACAACTTTGTTGTCTTGGAAAGAAATATGAAATCGACCCTCCTCCCGCAGCTCTTTATGAGACTACGAAGGAGTTCCTCGATGTGGACGAAGCTCTTCCTAAACCTACTCTTGATTGGAGTAGGGGTAGTGATGCTTTTGACGCTCATAGTGATATCAGCGTCGTTGACGGCTATTGTGGGGAAACAGATCAATATGATTTGTTCAGACCCCTTAATAGTCCTCACGCCCAACTGCTGGATACTATTCAGCGCGTTGCTGACATCGTATCCACTGACTTAGGTGAATTTATTCCCCCTGTCAGTTCTAGGCATGGCAAAGGTGCCGTGTACGAGGACAAGCGTGGTCTCGAGAAGTTCTCGCAGACTATCGCATGGCCTATGAGACTTGGGAAGACGTTCCCGCAGGAAGGATTTCTCCTTCCCGTGGGACGCATTGCCAACATAGATACGGGTGAAATTCCTTCGAAGCTTTTGGCTGTGCCAAAAACTATCAAAGGCCCTCGGCTCATTGCCAAGGAACCCACTGCGCATATGTATGCGCAGTTGTCCATAATGGACTGGATCTACGCTGAGCTACCTACTAAGATAGCGGGTAAGTCCATCGATTTCTTGGATCAATCCAAGAGCGGTGAACTTGCACTTTCAGCGTCTCTTACAGGTGCCTATGGTACTATCGACCTTAAATCTGCCTCGGATAGAGTCAGTTTATGGTTGGTAGAGCGATTATTTCGCCGCAACAATTCTTTGTTGCGTGCCATGGCAGACTGTCGTACGCGCTACGTCGACTTGTCTATTGACAAGAAGCTTCCTACGCTTATTGAGCTTAGAAAGTTTACGACGCAAGGCTCGGCACTTACGTTCCCAATTCAATCGATAATCTTCTTCATGATATGTGTGGGTACCATATTGAATGGCAAACCCCGCATAACAGGTCGAGACATTCGACGAGTTGCGAACGATGTCCGAATCTTTGGTGACGATATTATCGTCCCCTCAGATCGGGTCGAAGAAGTCATTGCTGCCCTTGAGCTTCTATTTCTCAAGGTGAATACACAAAAAACACACTTCACTGGATTCTTCCGTGAAGCGTGTGGTGTTCGGGCGTACAAAGGAGTTGACGTAACTCCCTCGTACATCCCAGCTTTGACTACTCGGCGCAGTAAACCTGCTGACTGTATACGTGCGATAGAGATAAGTAACAACTTCGCTAAGAAGTGGCTATTTAACCTCGCATCGTCCGTTATATCGACAGTCCCGAAAGGTATCCTTAGTAGGGTTCCTTACGGGAGTCGGTCAGACAGGTCCGTCGTGCTACACTCTTTCTCCGGACCATCACTCCCCCTCCGCGCTAAGCGAAGATGGAATGATAGGTATCAGAGGGAAGAAGCCCAAGTTCTAGTCAAAAAGACTAAGAAGGATAGGCTTAAGCTCGACGGCTCCCTCCTCCTCGATGGCTTTCTGGCCACGAGAGAATCCAGACCAGTCCTTCTTTCTTTTGAAGGGCTGGACGACTGGTACCCTCTCTCGAGGTGGGAGTCCAGGGATGTAGTATCCCTGGGATGGGTGCCCATATCAACCTAGGTTGGTATGGGAAAAGGATCTAAGATCCGGG